TTACAGATGTGCCTTCTGGATTCATACCTACTATTTTTTCTGGTGATATATTATACTGCATAATCAAATGAGGATAAAGTGAATTGATATCAAATGATACAATCCAGTCATGCATACCTGTCAATGGTTCTTTTACATATGCACCATCATATTTTGTATCTTTTACTTGTTCAGATTTTTCAGGCACTACAATATGTTCTTTTCTTAAATAGTTATAGATTAAAACATCCCACACTCTTACTTGTGAGAATACATCATCATAGTTTACTTTGGCCTCATATGCCATAGTTAATATCAACTCAATAAGTTTTAGTTTATCTTCTAGTCCATCTACAATTTCTACATCTTGTATGTTATAGTCTACAAATGATTGAAAGTCTTTTGTATACCACTCTCTAAAAGTTTCATATGGCATTTCATCTTTACCTACACCTAACTCAACTTTACCTATGTAATCAAGTTTATAACTTTCTTGTCTTGTTGGTATAAACTTTTGATACAAGTCAATGTAGTCTAACATTGCAATACCCATAATATTAAAAACTGTTTTAGGTCTACCTCTTACAATAACTTCTTTTTGTTCAACTAATCCCCATGGTGATAGTTTACGAATAACTTTAGTATCTGTCAATCTAGATATTCTACCTAGTAAATAAGGTATATCAAAAAACTTACAGTTCCAACCTGTAATAATATCAGGATAGTTTTTCATCCAGAAAGACATAAATTCTTTTATTAATTCTTTTTCTGAATTACATCTTACATAAGTTACATCTTCTTTATCAGTTTTAAAATCGCCTGTGCCCCATGTTATAATTTGTTTGTTAGTTTGATTCTTAACAGTTAGACATAACAATTCTTCAACAGGATTATCTACATCAGGAAAACCTTCTTCACAACTTGTTTCAATATCAATAGTAAAGATTTTAATTTTATCTTTTTGCCAATCTAATTCTTCTGGATATTCATTTGCAATATATTGATATGCAAATCTTTCCATACCATAGATAGGAGAATTAGAGTTATCATAACTCTTTCTAAATTCTCTTGCCTTTACGATACTATCGAATTGTGTTGGTTGTAGATATTGACCTTGCAAATTTGTGTGCTTAGATTTTTTATTTGTTAAAGTAAAAAATGTTGGACTGAAATCAACCTTTTCTTGAAATTCTTGTCCTTCTAATATTCCTCTAACAAATAACTTACCTTTATATTCTACAATATTTTTATAGAAATTCATTAAGTAATCAACTGTTTTTCAACTTCTACAATACCGCCAGTATTTGCTTGATAAGTTTTTTTCAACTCATCATTAGGTTCAACACTTGTAACTATATTGTCTTGTTTAAATGTAACTTCATCACATTTGCCATACGGAATGTATTGATGAAATCCTAGAGTTACTGGTTTACCTGGTGCTTCTTGTTGTGGAATAATCGCATAGGGTTTTTCTAAAACAACATGTGTTTCTTTACCATTTTCATCAAATAGTTCCTCTTTGATTTTTCCGATTACATCTTCGCCTGTTGTCAAACGAAATAGCTTCACATCTGCCATAATTTACCTCACTTGTTAATAATGTATTGTACTATAAAAAGACTTATTTGTCAATGGTGTATGGAGTAGTAACAATATATTTTCTACTTGGATTTACCATTACATTTAGTCTATTCATTAAATCTTGATTAATTAAAACTTTTGTTGTTTTATCTGTTCTATCATCAATGATACATTCCACATCTTCATATGTAGTACCTAAAAATGTTATATCCATATGAACCATTGGTCTTTCAAATTCTTGAGCATTAACTGCCCCTCTTTTATATTTTCTCATTTTAATTAATTTGTTTTTAAATGAACCTTTTGGCATACTAAATTCAGTATCATCACCTTTTGTAGACCAAAATACCGTGCCGTTTTTAACTTCAACTGTATGAGCATGAATCATAACTCTTGCACTATTACCTGTATCAAAATTAGCAGAAACATCTCCTACACCCTCTATCGTAACTACCTCTATTCTTCCGATTTCAGATGGTGTTTTAATTCTATTATCTTTATCTTCAAAATGTTGTATTAATCCTTTGATTAAATTTTCACCTGTTGCACTTTCAATACCTTCTGTGCCAGGTGATGAGTTTACTTCTATAATATAAGGTCTATCTTTAATTCTATTTTTAGCAGGTATGAAATCAACTGCTGTGTAATGACCATTAACTGCCTTTGAGGCTAATATACAGTCTTCTATTTCTTGTTCTGTCAATTTAAACATTTTAACTTTTCCGCCTTGTGAAAAGTTTGACCTAAAATCTCCTTTTATAACATCACGCCTCATTGAAGCAAAAACTTTACCACCTAAAACTAATACTCTTACATCAAAGTCTGTCTTAATATATTCTTGAATTAACAATTCAGCGTCTTCTGATTCTTTATATACTAATTGCACAATACTGTCTAAACTTCTTTCTGATTCTACAAATAAAACTCCGACACCTTTACTGCCTCTAAGTGTTTTCATTATTATAGGATAATCTCTATCTAAATTTTTAACTGCCTTTTGAACAGCGTCTTTATTAGGAATTAAAACTGTGTGTGGTTGCACTAAACCATATTCTGCAAGTCTTAAATATCCCCTATACTTATCAGCACATACTAAAACACAATCTCTATTATTGATACAAGCAACATTTGCCTTTTCTAATTGTGATAATAAATCTAACCAGGAATCTTTTCTTGATATAGAACCTCTAACTATTGCAATAGTATTATGTTTATCTATTACAAAACCTTTTTCATCATCTATATTGTGAATAGTTTTTATATTGTTTTCATTTTTAATATATGCACCATCAATAAAAACAATATATACATCATGACCTAACTTAGGTCCTTCATCTTTAATTCTCTTAGCAGTATGATATAATTCAGCTTTTTCAGGTTCATCTGATAACACTAAAATTTTTAGTTTACTATCAGTTTGTTCTGATAAAAATTCGTTAAACTTCGGTATTTTCATCTTCTACTTTTTTGCCTATATTGTATTTTGCAGATAATATCCACTCATTTTTTTCTTTGAAAGGTAAAACCTTTATCTGACTTAATGGTGCTTTATTTTCTGATTCTTCTTTTTTAGTTATGTCAATTAAATTCCAGTCTTGCAACAATATAGATATTGTGTTTCTTCTTTGTATATCATTTTCTGATAGTGTTGCTGTCTTGCCATCTAATGCAAATAGCTCTTTGAAATGCACAATATAATACTTTCCTTGTTTATGTAGTATATGACATGACTGATATAGTGTTTTGTCTTTACGACTTGCAACACCTATTCTAGTTAAAGTTTCTCTTACTTTAAGAAAGTCATCTGGTTGTTTAATTGTAACTTCGAGCATTTTGTCTGGAGTCCATTCTATTTCATCACTCATTTTCTTCTTCTCCCACCCTTATCAATTGATAATTTGATTGATTCAATTTGCTCTTTAGATAGTATTGATAAGGCCTCTCTTGCCTTTTCGTTGCTGTAATCATAATATTCTTTGACATATTCTATATCTTTTAAAACATTCTGTTTTAGCCACTTACCACCAAATCGCTTCTTTTTTCTTATACTATTTATGAAAAAATTAAACTGAACATCTTTATCTAGAAAGTGATACCCATTCATCTCGTTTGCCTGTGCAATACAGTCATAAAACATAGACAAACACTTATTGATAATAAAGGGTGGATATTTCTTTGCCCATTCTGTATCATCAGTATCAAGAAGTTTTTCTTTAGAAAAATTAATTGAATTTAAATAATCTTTTAACTCATACATTATTTAAACTTACACCCTGCCATTATTTCTGTTAAACATGCAACCATATTAATCTCTTGGTCAGCAACAAAAGCTGCCTTGTATTGATAACCTGCGATTATTAATATTGCTTGTGGTATAGAGTTTGGCGATAACGCTTTGTAAAGTACATCATAGATACTTCTAAACAAGAACGCTGGTTCTTTATCTAGATTTTGCACGACCCACTTTCTCATATCGTTAAATCTTTTTTCTTTTAATGATGATATCAATTCTTTATGATTGATTTCAGACATAGTGAATAAAATACCACTATCAATTTTACCTCTTACAGAATATCTTTGTAATTCATTTATTGTCCTTCTGAAATCAGGATAATGTTTTTGAATTAATTCTGCAAGTATTTTCTTATCAAAAGGTACTTCTTCATCTTCTAATATTTTAGAACATCTATCCATAAATGCTGTTGCTGTTTTAACTCTTTGACCATTTACGATTCTAAAGTCAATAACAGTACATCTACTATGAAGTGGTTCGATAAGTTTTGCTTTGTAATTACATGTAAATATAAATCTACAATTATTATGAAATGTTTCTAAGAAGTTTCTTAAAGCAGGTTGAACTGATTCAGCATTTGTATAATCTGCCTCATCTATAATAACTACTTTATGATTAGCGTCTTCTGTTAGAGATACAGTACTTGCAAAGTTTTTAATCTTATTTCGTAATGTATCAATCTGGCGACCTTCATCTGAACCATTTATGATAATATAATCACATCCTAATTCTTCACACAAGGCACGAGCAACAGTAGTTTTACCTGTACCGGCTGTGCCTGATAATAATAGATTAGGTATTTCCCCTTGTTTTAAAAACTCACTAAAAGTTTTCTTCGTATCTTCGGGTAAGATACAATCTTTGATTTTCTTTGGGCGATATTTTTCAACCCACAAAAAGTCGGACATAATATAAACCTCAATTTAGTTAAACTTAAAATGTTGAATCTGGTTCTAGTGCAATCCAGTATTTAACTGGTCTAGTGCGATTCACGAAATGACTAATTTTTTGTGATGAAACTGCGACATCATAATCATCTGATACCATTTTAAAGTTTTCTGCCTTGAAGTATGCTGTAAACTTTTTCTCGGATGGTGAAATATCAACAGAATAAGTGTTAGAAGATTTGTTCTTCTTATCAGTAGCAACCATTTTAATTGCTGTGCCATCACCTATTACTGCGACATCTGGTAATCCTAATGTTGTAATACCTTTCATAAGTTTTTCAAACATATCTTTTTTGAATGTGAAAGAAACAAATGTATCTGGCATTGTTATTGTTTTTGTTGGTGCAACAATGACTGATTTATCTGCAAAGAAATACTTAACTTTTTGTTTAGAACTTCCGTCTGCGATATCTACATGGGATTCACCTTCAAAGTTTAATGATGGTTTTTGAAATAAATCAATAGACCTTAAAAACTCTGGTAAATCATATATAGCAAACTCTTGAGGAATCGAATCCGATATCTCCGCTTCTGCTAATATGTTTTTCATTGTTGAGATTGTTGTTAATGTATTGCCTTGTTTAACTAAGATATTCTGATTGATATCAGCAAAGTTTTTTAAGACATTAATTGTATCACTTGATAATTGCATAATATATTCTCACTTGTTAATTATATATGTGTTTATTATATACCAACCAGCATGAAATGTCAATGCTGGTTGGCACTTAGTGTTTACTTAATTTTGATTACTTTAGGTTTCTTTTCTTCGGGCACAACTCTTTCAAGTTCCACTTTTAGAAGACCATCTTTCAAAACAGCACCACTTACAATGACATCTTCTGCAAGAGTAAATGTTCTTTTGAACGCCCTCTTAGCAATGCCTTTGTGAATTAAAGTAGATGTTCTCCAATCTTCAGTATGCTGACCGAATGATGTTGAACCATCTGGACTCATTTTTAAATCCCATTGGTTTCTGTCAGTACTATACTGGACATCTTCATCTTTAATTTTTTTAGGTTTATCTGTGGTAGGTAAATCTGATGATTTAATTGTTAAAGTGTTCTCTGCAAGAATCACCTCAACTTCTGCCTTAGAATAACCAGCCAATGCAACTTCGATAACATGTGAATAATCACCTGTTTTTCTGATGTTGTATGGTGGATAGTTTGGTTGTGTCTGTTCTAATAGTCTATCAAAATGTCTAAAGACATCTTCATAACCTATGGTAAACGGATGTAGTGAACTAAATACCGTCATAGTTTCCTCCTTTGTTAAGCAAGTTTTATAGAAGTCCCATTATGGCAACTTCTACTATTATTTATAAGGATTATAACTTACTTTTTAAAAAAAGTCAAGCTTGATATGACAATAAATGTGGAGAGATAATAGTATATATTATATTGAGGGTTGAGAATGTTGAAGTCATTTAATATGGCGACCAATATTAAAAATGCAACCCATGATAGGACTGCACTTACAAATAACTTAAATAAAAAAATCATCTTCGCATTTTTGCAATATCTACTGCATGTTCTTTGTCAAAGATAGGTATGAGATTAGATTTGTGTAGCATGCCGATACCGATAAGTTTTCTTTCACCATCATATACTTTAGGTTCTTTTTTAACACATGCATGTGGTTCAACTTTTGTGATTTGTGATTTGCTATCACTCCTCATATTAGGCATAGCAGAAGGTTTCCATTCTTCAAATTTTCTTTTCTTAGGTTTGAGTTTACCAAAACGATATTTTAAATAAGTATCAAAATCCATAACCATCAGTTTTTTAAGATGTTTATCTTTTTTAAATTTTTTATTATGAAGTCTATGGTCTTCTTTCAATTCGACCATCTTCGCCTTCGTAATTTTGACCTTAGATTTTTTAGTTACCAGGTTGGTCATTCCTGGAACTAAATGCATACATTTTGGCATAATTATTTT